CGGGCGACGGCTCGACCACGTTCAACCTGCCCAATTTCGGCGGGCGCGTGTCGGTCGGTGCCGGGGCCCTCACGGACGAGAACGGCACGCCCGGCAATTATATCTTTTCCTCGCGCCTTGGCGTGCAGTTGCGCCAGGTCGTGCAGGCCAACCTGCCGTCGATCAATCTGACGGCGACAAGCGCCGGAAGCCATAGCCATGCGGGCGCCACCGCGGCGGGCGGCACGCATAACCACATCACCGACACGCAGGGCGTCCACTGGCACGGTGGCGGCGCTACGGGTGCAGGCGGCAGCCACCAGCACGGCGGCGGGACTGATCTGCAGGGTAACCACAACCACACGGTCGGCCTGTGGAACCTCGGCACAGGCGCGGCGGGCGGTAGTATCGGTGTGGTGTCGGACATATTCGGCGGCGCGTCATACACCACCAGCGTCAATGGCGCGCACACGCACGCGATTATCACCGACATAGCGTCGGCTCACACGCACAGCATCGCCACGGATGGCGGACACGCGCATACCACCACTACGATCGGCGACCACGCGCACGCCATCGGTGCCGATGGCAACCACACGCACACTGTCGCGCTGGGTGGCGGCAATCAGGGGCTGGACATCCGGCAGCCGCTCGCGGTCGTCACCAAGATCATCTATGCCGGTGGCCAGGCTGCCGCAGCCGCCACGACCACTGCAGTGCCGCTGGTGCGCCGGCTGATGTCGGCACCCATGAGAGGCACCCACTAGTGCCACGCCTCACCCAGGCCCCGCCGCCGGGCGTCGTCAGGAATGCGACGCCGGAAGCCACTGTCGGGCGCTGGTGGGACTGCAACAACATCCGGTTTCGCGGCGGGCAGATCCAGCCGATCGGCGGCAACGTGAATATCATCGGCACCGGCATCGAGGGGCCGATACGCGACCTGCTGACGTGGCACGACAATGCCGGCGTCAGGTGGGCAGCGTTCGGCGGCGACACCGGCCTTTATGCGTTCCGGTTTGATACCGATCAGATATACATCCTCACCCCTGCCGGTGTCGGGCCGCTCGATCCGCCGGGCGCGCTGAACGGCTACGGGTTGGGCGATTACGGCGAGGATGCCTACGGCACCGCACGCGACCCGGACGATGTCGGCCCGCAGGACATATCGGCCACGATGGGCGATCGCTGGAGCATGGATACGTTCGGCGAGCGCCTGCTGGTCGTGCCAACCCAGGACGGCCACCTATTTGAGTGGTCACCCAGCACGCCCCTCACGCGCGCGACGCTCGTGCCTAATGCGCCGGATCAGAACAGGGGCGTGATCGTCACCGACCAGCGCCACGTGGTGCTTTACGGGGCCGGCGGCGACCCCAGGCGCATCGCCTGGAGCGACCAGGAGGACTACACGGTCTGGGCGCCAACCGCGGTCAACATGGCGGGCGACAAGCTGCTCGCGACGCAGAGCTACGCCATGACCGCGATTAAGATCGCCGACAGCATCCTGCTGTTCACCGGCAACGACGTTCACAAGATGACCTACGTGGGGCCGCCCTACGCGTACGGAATTGTCGAGATAGCATCTGGCTGCGGGCCGATCTCGCCGCGCTCTGTGGTGCGGATTGGCGCCAATGTCGCATGGCCTGGCCTGCAGACCTTCTGGGGCTATTCCGGCGCCGTGCAGCCCCTGAAGTGTGACGTCGATGACTGGTTCTTTAGCCTCGTGAACCGGCAGATGGTGGGGCGCGTCTTTGGTAGTCCCAACCCGGCATTCTCGGAACTATGGTGGGATTGGCCGGACGAGGGCTCGAACGAGTGCAACCGCTACATCGCGGTGAACTATGCCGACGCAAACCGGCCCTGGACGATCGGGGTGCGGGAACGCACGGCGGCTGACGGCACCGGGGTGATGGACAACCCGATCCTTGCCGGCCCCATAACCCCTACGGCTGGGGCGTTGTTTTTGCATGAATACAGCTACCTGGATGACGGTCTACCACGCGCCCCGACAGGTGCAGTTTACGCTGAGTCTGGCAACATCGTGCTCGCAGAAGGAGATCACCGTTTTCACGTCAGACAAGTGGTTATGGATGATGTGACGCCCAGCGGCCTTGGCGTTCGATTCCTGACCCGTGAGCAGCCAAACGGTCCTGAGCACGACACGGGACTCTATACTGTGGTTCATGATGGGTTAATGGATGTCCGGTTTAGTGGTCGACACATCCGCATGCGCGTTGAGGCGCTCGCCGACGAGCCGTTTGCTATTGGTCGCCCGCGGCTCAGCATCAGGAAAGGCGGGAGGCGGTAGCGATGACAGTTCGCCCGATCAGCCGTCCACCGGCTCCATTCCAGGCACCGACTGCCGGCAGCATCGACGAGCGGCTGGCCATCATCGCCGCCGAAATCAACCGCAAGGCCAACGCCGGATTGGCGGGTCCTGCGTACCATTTCGTTGGGCTGATCTCGCCTGACGGCACGTCGTGGCGCGTGTCGATCACTGATGCCGGGACGATTGTCACAGAGGCGGCTCCGTGACCAACGAAGAGAAGGTACGGCGTTTCGAGAAGGCTCTGGCCTACGCCGGAAATACGCACAACGTTGCCGACGTGCTGGACCGCATCGGCCAGCAGAAGGCGGTATGCTGGACCCACGGCGACACTGTCGTGGTCACCGAGGTTCTGGCGTTCCCGCGCCGACGCGTCTGCAACTATTGGATCGTCGCAGGCACGCTGAAGGAAAGCGCTGAACTGCAGCCTGATATCAATGCGTGGGCGGTCAGTGAGGGGTGCAGCACAGCGACAGCCACCGGGCGTATGGGGTGGCTGCATGTTACCAAGACGATGCCACTCGGCGCCGGGTGGATACCGCGCGGCATAAAGTTTCAGAAGGACTTGACGCCATGAGCAGTGGTGGTGGCGGCCAAAACACGTCCACCGTGCAGAACTCAAATGCCTACATTCCGCCATGGCTTGAACAGGCCAGTGCGGGTGCGGTGCAACGCGCCGACGCGCTGAGCCAGCAGGGATACAATCCCTACACCGGCCAGACCGTTGCCGGCATCGATCCGGCGCAACAGTTGGCCTACCAGCGGACCGTTGCCATGCAGGGCCTCGGGGGCGACCTCGCGTCCAATGGCATCGAAGCCCAGGCGGCTCTCGCCCGACAGGCGGCACCGATCACGGCGGGCGGCATCCAGGGCAACACCGACCAGTTGCAGCAGGGGTTCAACCAGCAGGTCTACGGGCCGTCGCAAGGCCTGCTTGGCAACTACACGAGCCAGGGCCCGGCCACCGCGCAGGGAGTGGCGGCGGGCGCGCAGCAACTGATGTCGCCTTACACCCAGTCGGTCGTCGACCCGGCGAACCAGCTGATGCAGCAGCAACTGCGCAGCAACCTCAACACGATCGGCGCGGGCGCGAATCAGGCCGGTGCGTTCGGTGGCAGCAGGCAGGGCGTGCAGGAGGGCATCGCGCAATCACAGGCGGCGCTGGGGTCGGAGAAATACCTGGGCGACCTGCTCAACAACCAGTGGAACCAGGCCACCGGCATCAGCCGCGATGTGGCGATGCAGGCGGGACAGCAGGGCCTCACGTCCAATACTGCGCTGGCCAACCTGTTGCAGGGCGGCTACGGGCAGAATCAAAAGCTCGGCGCCGACATCATGTCGTCCAACCTGAGCCAGGGCCTGGGGGCGGCGCAGAACCTGCCGCAAAGCCTGACCTCGCTGCAAAACATGATGCTGGGTCAGAGCAACGCGCTTAATCAGGCGGGCACGTTGCAGCAGCAGTATCAGCAGCAGTTGCTCAACGCGCAGCAGGGCGCGTTCGCCCAGCAGCAGGCTTTCCCGTATCAGCAGTTGCAGACGCTGTTGGGTGCGGTGTCGGGCATCCCCTACAGCACCAGCAATTCTGGGTTCGCGCAGGAGATGAATCCCTACTACTCGAACCCGTGGGGGCAGGCGATCGGCGGCACGGCGGCGCTGGGCGGTTTGGCCGGCGGTGTCGGCAGTCTTCTCGACAACAACGCCGCGGGGAACGCATAGATGGCAGACGCTGGCATTGGCGAGGCTGCCCTGCTTGCTGCGGCGGCGGAGAGTGCAGCGGCGGCAGGGGGCACAGCAGCAGCGGCGGCGGCGCTGGCTCCGGAGGTAATCGGCGCGGGCACGGCACTGGCTGGCACGGCGGCGGCAGCGGCCCCGGCTGTCGAGGCGGCAATCGCGCCCACCCTTGCGCTTGCTACGCCAGCGGTCGAGGCGGCGGTCGTGCCCACGGCGGCGGAGGCGGCGGCATCGCTTGCCCCCACGGCGGCAGAACCGATCTTCCTGGGCGGCACCACGTCAGAGCCATTGCTGGGCTCCGGTGTC